GCAGTAACTTGGCTAGTAGCTGTAGTGGCAGCGCATGAGCATGGAGACATGAAGATGCGTATTTCGAAAGTAACTGTTCGATGCTAGGCTTCGCTTTATAGACAGGATCTACAAAGGCGATTGTTGGTAATCCTTAGTCCAACCTATCACTTTTTTTACAGTCGCAGACAACGTCGCCTGTAATAAGCAACGTGTCTCCGTGCTGTTTCATGGTACGTAGTAAAGGCATACTAGTTTCGGCTAGTATGCCTTTTCTCTTATGTTGATAAATACTATGTTATAGAGTTATGCTGTTCCCGCAGCGTAGACCTAGAACGTCAACAAGGAGAAAACAATGGGACGTCCGATTAACAAAGATAAAATAGGATACGGCTCAGGCCGTATTGCAGTAAGCAGACACTTTTTTACAGGTGGATCAGAAGCAGCTACAGCAGCTCACATCTATAAGCAAAAAGGTGACTCAAAATTTTGGGTAAGACTAGATTCTGATAATGCTGATCCAACCGCAGGTGAAATTTTAAAACTTGTAAACAAAGCAGACGGAACTCTTGTAGCAGGCGAATTTAAAATTGATGCAATCGGTTCTGATTCTACTACATATCAAGTAACAAAATTGCGTAATAGAACAGTACAAATAGAAGGTTCTGGCAGTGGTGCTGCTATTGCTAGTGCTGAAAATGCAATTTACAACATTGGGTATGACGCAAGCGCAAGCGAAGATGCAAACGTGCCAAATGCTGTATTATCTGTAGCTTTACCACGTCAAAGCTAAAAAGGATTAAGTAATGTCAAGAGTTATACGAGTAGTCGATGACGACTTTAAAGTAATTGTCGAACATGCAGGAGCTAATGCAGGTAATGCATTAATAACTCTTGACACCACTGGAACCAATCCTAGTATTACTGGTAGAGTCGTTGTAAGAGGTAATTTAGTTGTAGAAGGCAACACTACTACGGTTGAATCAACTAATACAACTATTGCAGACAACACTATTACTCTAAATGAAGGCGAAACTGCCGCAGGAATTACACTAAATGAATCAGGTTTAGAAATAGATAGAGGTACACTAGATAACGTTAGACTAGTATATGATATGACTGCTAGTTATTATAACGGTGGTGCACCTAGTAATGGTAGTTGGGTATTCAAAGATGTTAATTCAAGTATTTTACCAATTAATACCAATAGTATTAATCATAATGGTACAATCTTTTTAACACCAACAAACAGTATTGTATCAGTAACCGGTGTTACTGACTACGAAGAAAACGTTTTTAGTTATTCCGGCGGTACTGTAAATAGTTCAGTTCCATTAGATGATGATGCAATAGTAAATGCAAAAGCTTTAGAGGATTATTTAAACTTTAGACTTACTGGAGCGGCTACAAGCGGCATAGGTGACGCAGACACAACATTTACAGCTGAAGATTTTGATACAAATGCTATAGAAAGCAAGTTTATAATCACTGTAGACGGAAGTAACATAGGTAATATATTCAGAAATAGAACAGAAATATATAATCTTAAGTTTAAAGATAATCAAATTACAACACTTAATGATGACAGTACAAATCAAGACTTAATATTAAGTGCAAGTGGCGCTGGTAGTGTAAGAATTGACGACGGATTAATTATAACTCCTGCACCGTTCCAGGCAGAAGATGTTGTAGCCCCAAGTTCAAATCCTCCGTCCGAAGGAATTAAACTATATAGTGATCCTAGTTCAGCAGATGGCTCTGGTTTATTTTTTGTAAACAGTAATGCAAATACCGGAGAGTTAATAAGTAAAAATAAAGCATTACTATATTCGATGCTTTTTTAAGGAGAAATAATGGCTATAGCAACTAACCAACTAACTGTAGCACAACTAGACGTACTTACAGTACCAGCGGGAAAAAAATATGCAATATTAAATATAATTGTATGTAATAATACCGGTACTTCACAAAATTTTGATATGCATTTCATACCTAGTGGAGATAGTTTAAATACAAATGTTAACAGAGTAGCTAATACAGTAGTTGTAGATGGACAAGATACGTTTGTTTGGGATTTTAGTAGGGTAATTTTAGACGAAGGCGACATTGTATCCTTCACAGCATCGAGTAACGGTTTATCAGCAACTGTGAGTTATATGGAAGTATGATGAGATATCTAAAGCGTCAAACCACTAATCAAGCTGCTGTAGGCGGCAAAGGTGTCATTTATGACGTAAATGGCCAAGTTGTACTAGATAGTACTGACATGATGCTTGTTCCTAAAGGCTCAACAGCCGATGCAACTACAAGTTATACAGAAGGTCATATTCGTTACAATACAGATACTAACGAATTTGAATGTTACCAGAATGGTGCTTTGAGAAAAATGCGTTTTAAAGAGCCAACTTCAATTACGCAGCAAAATTTAGGAAACGGTGACGCAACTGAGACCGTATTTGGTCCTTTAGCAAGTGGTGATAGTGATTATCCTGTACCAGCTGCTGCTCAAAATGTGTTAGTGTTTGTTGAAAACGTTTTTCAAATAGCTACTACAAACTATACTTTAGAACAAAGCACTAGCGGTAGTTTAACAGGACCTAATGCACCTTATGCAGATGGCTATTACATAAAATTTACATCTGCTCCGGATTTAGGCAAGCCTGTGAATGTTTTACATAATTTTGATAAGTGAGAAAAAATGAATCTTGGTATGCAATCAACAGAAGGTAATACATTTGTTTTGAACATACTACAAAATATTCAAGCAAGTGGCTTGAAAGATAGAGATGCTGTAAAACAATTATTTGATCATTTAGATCACTTAAGCGATAGTACTTTTTTTAGAGAGTCTCAAGACGAAAAAGTAAAATTAGCTGCTATTAAATGGTTAGAAGACAACAATGTTGTAAAAGTTAAAATTTTAGATTACATTTCTTTGTAAATTTCAAAAATTGTTTTTAATTTATTTTTAACTATATTGCTATTCATTGTTTTTTTCACACCATTATGCAAAGGTTGTGGCCAATCTTTATATTTGCTCCAAGCATATCCTGAATGTTCACTGTTTAGATTAGGTATAAATTCATTTTCGACAATACAAATATAAGTGTAGTAAAAAAATTTATTATCATTACTAGAGAAAGTTTCTAAAGGTATAATTTTTTTTATATCAACTTCGCCAATTTCTTCATGAATTTCACGTAAAAGTCCGTTACCTAAAGACTCATCTTTTTCATTAGTACCGCCAACTAAACCCCATACATTGCTATTTTTACTTTTTTTCCTATATAGAAATAAAAATCGTTCGGTGTTTATACAGTAGATAAACGCACCACTACATTTAATGTTTGACATATTGTATATATCAGTTGTAATCTAAGCGCCATGTTCCTGCTGGATACAAACCATCAAATGCTCTAGTCCAATACTGATCTTCTGTTGTATATTTGTATTGAATACCTGTATTCAAATTGGTTGTGTACACAATACCACTATCATGCTCGCTTGCATCAAAAACAATTAACCATTCAGAACCCGACCATTCAATTATATCACCTGCACTTGCAATTAAGGTGTCTTCGCCGGCGGTGTTTTTCCAAGCATCTGGGCCATCATATCTGTAATTGTCTGGAGTTTCGCCCACGTCTTGTCCAACGTTTTGGCTAGTGTTAATATCTTCTAATATTAATATCCTAGGTTTTGCACTAAGATACGGTGTAGGATTAAAAGAGTAAGGATTTACTACGTAGTCAACATTACTTCTAGGACTATTGGGACCATCTATAATTGTATCACTAGGTGTACTATCGATGTCGAAATCAATGTCAAGTTTTGTTTCGTCTAACGGATCAACAGACACACTACCTGTAATTTCATAGCCGGTGTCAGCTCTCCTTAATTTTAATGTTGTGACATAATCTTTAAACTGAAATGGCAATGCAGTAATGTATCCTTCCCAAGATGCAGGCGGTAATCCTTCACCTCGTTTTAATTCTGCCTTGCCGTCTAATATAATTACACTACAATCTTGATAATTAGTTGCAACTACAGCATCAGCTTCACCTTTTTGTGAACCAGAGTTTTGTGGTATCTCTGTAACATTGCCGTCTTCATCTAAGTCTAATTTTAATTGTTGCCCCATTCCGATTGTATCTATGTCTTGGTACTGATTTAGTTCTGGTTTTGTTAAGCCTTCTGCAATTGTTCCTGTTGCTTCTACAAAAATACTCGAAATAATATTTGTAATAACACCAAGTCTTTTTACTTTTGCTGGAGGACTTATAAAAATAGGTATTTCAAACGTCAGTTGAGCAATATCTATATCATCATCTGTACCAACTGGTATTGAACGATTAGACCAATTGACGTTTGTTAAGTTTACTACAGTTAAACTAGTCCAATCAACATAATTATCTGTTGTCTGTATTTCTAAACTAGGATTAAAAAGAACTAGTAATTGTTCCAAAATTTGCAATTTTTGGTCTGTGTTACTACTCCAAATATCTACGTTTACAGTCATTACATAAGGAGTAGGCATTAATCTTTCTACTGTATAATTTTTACCTTCTTGATCTAAATACTCGTTACCTGCAGAATCATATCTTCTTTCTTTAATATGTAACTTATGAACATATGAACTATCAGCTCGTCTGCTATTGTCAATTGCTAACCCTGTTATATAAACAGCCATTCTAGGTACACTAGGCGTAGACGCTTCGCTGTTTTGAGCAATTTGATTTGCAACTTGTCTAGATATGTCACCGTAGGATACAGGAATCTGTCTCTCGTCGCCGTCACCGTCTTTCCAGTAAAAGTTACTCATTAGTCTAATTACTTGAAGTAAATATCTACGTATTTGATTATCGTAAAAATGTTGCATTTTTAATCACTCTTTGGCCTTAGTGCTTTGCTTAAGCTTTGACGCTCTTCTATTTCATCACCTGCAATAACATCTGTTTTAGTATTGTTAATGAATCCAGTTTTTTGTGTGTTTCTAGTATTTGTATTTGTAAGCGTTAATCTAACTTCGTCTTCTACCACTTCCCATCTATCCCCACTATATCTAAATAATCTTCGAGGTAAAAAATCAGTACGTAAAAAATAATCGCCTTCTTCACTATTTAAAGGAAAATATTTTCCTAAACCAAAAGGAGAACCGTTAGGCGGAAATCCATCACCTAAAAGATATCCAGCATATCCAGATTTTTTAGGTGTAGGTGACATTGTATCTAAAACACCATTACTGTTAGTATCAATTAATTCAATGTTTCCATTTTCATCTGTAGTAACAGTAAAGAAATGTGTTGTGTCATAACCGCTTAGTAATGCATTTTCTTCTGCTTCTTGTACAACTAAATCATTTATTGCAATTTCAGTGTCAAACGTAGAGGTACCACTATTTGTTCCAATACTAGGATACGGGTCGCCGTCGCTGTCTGGATCTATATTAAATATGTCTTTATATTCTTGACTATCATATATTTTTTTCAATTTAAGCCTATATAAATGCGGATACCACGTTTGGGTAAAACCTTGAGACGCTCTGCTTACATCTTCTACTACATAAAACCTCTTAATAGCAAATTCAGAATCACCTAATGCATATTCATCCCTTAAATTAGGCAGTTCTATAACATCTCCACTTATTATTTTTCTGCCTAGCGTATTAATTAGACTGCGTATGTGCACAGTCAAATATAAGGTATCATTTGTTAAAAATAAACCAAATTGTTTTAAGTCAAAATCAATATCTGCTGAATTGAATACACATCTAATATTATAAATGTCTTTTTCGTATTTTCGATCACGATTTTCTAAAAATAAAACGTCTTGAATGTTCAAAGGATCTGTAATACCTTCGTCGGTTACATTGGGGTTTTGAAATTCATCATTTGAATTTATCTTTGTACCTAATAATTTATGTACAAACATATCAACACCACCAACAGTAAACATTTCATAGATTTGTTTATCTAGAAATTCATAGTCGGGTCCACGTTCGGGTTTATATAAACTTAGTCTTGGCATACAGTATTTATTCACATAAATACAATGGAGATCACCAATGGCAACTACTACCAAGCAAGAAATATTTGATTATGTGTACACCTTATTAGGTGGCGGAATGATTGATGTAGAATTAGACCCTATACATTATGAAACTGCACTAGATAAAGCTTTAACTAAATTTAGACAAAGATCTGATAATAGTGTAGAAGAATCTTATTTTTTTATGCCTACAGTAGAAGATCAAAACGAATATACATTGCCTAATGAAATTGTAGAAGTTAGACAAATTTTTAGACGTAGCATAGGCTCGCGAAGCGGCGGCGGCGATGGCGGCACATTATTTGAGCCTTTTAACCTAGCTTATACAAATACATATTTGATGAGTGGTACTAATTTAGGTGGCTTAGCAACATATAATTATTTCACTCAATATCAAGAACTAGTAGGCAGAATGTTTGGTTCATTTATTGAATTTAAATGGAACCCTGCAACTAAAAAATTAACAATCTTACAACGTCCTCGAACACAAGAAAATTTACTATTAATGTGCTATAATTATAGACCAGATGAACAGCTTCTTGAAGATTATCTTGCTAAACAATGGATTAAAGATTATACTTTAGCAACTGCTAAATTTATGTTAGGCGAAGCTAGAGAAAAGTTTGCTACAATTGCAGGACCTCAAGGTGGTACAAGTCTAAACGGTAGTCAGCTAAAGTCAGAAGCGCTTGCTGAGATGGAAAAATTAGACAAAGAGGTTTCTACCGCAGTGCCAGGCGGAGTGGGATATGGCTTTACTATAGGATAATTTTATTGACTTTTGATATTTTTTATAATATATTAAAGTATGAAATTACTTGTTATTGGTCACGGTAGACACGGCAAAGATACTGTATGTGACATTTTAAAAAATAATTACGGCTATAATTTTATTAGCAGTAGTGAGTTTTGTTCTAAACTTTTTATATATGATCAACTAAAAGGAAAATATAATTATTCTAATTACGAAGAATGTTATACTGACCGACACAATCATAGAGCAGAATGGTATGATCTTATTAGTAATTATAATAAAGAAAATCCAGCTAGATTAGGCACTGAAATCTTTAAAGAATACGACATCTATTGCGGACTTAGAAATGCACGAGAGTTTTATGCTTTAAAAGAACAAAAAATTTATGATTATGCTTTATGGGTTGATCGCAGTGAAATATTAGCTAGTGAAAAAGTTGACAGCATGACTCTTAATAAAACTATGGCGGATTTTAATATAGATAATAATCATAATTTAATTTATCTTCATGAACAAATAGATTCAGTTATGAATTACATATCTACAATTTAACTAATCTAGTTGTACTTTTTTTCTCATTCCTGATAAATATATTTAACCCATTAGGAGAGAAAAACATGGCAGGATTAGTATCACCAGGCGTTCAGGTAAATGTAATTGACGAGAGCTTTTACACTCCAGCTGAACCAGGTACAATACCATTAATATTTGTTGCTAGTAGAGAGAATAAAGCAAATGCTTCTAATACTGGCATTGCACAAGGCACCTTAAGCACAAATGCAGGTAAGCCTTATCTAATAAGTTCACAAAGAGAACTTGCAGACTTCTTCGGTGACCCGATATTTGAAGTCGACGAAAACAACAATCCAATACACGGTGGAGAACTAAATGAATACGGTTTACAAGCTGCATATTCTTATTTAGGTGTAAGCAATAGAGCTTTTATTGTAAGAGCAGATGTAGATTTAACTGAACTAGAGCCTAGTATTTTCCCTCCAACCTCCTTTCCACCAGAGGGTTCTTTATGGTTAGATCTTTCCGAAACTAAATTTGGTATTCAAGAATGGAACGGTAGTGCTAAGCCAGCAACTAATGCACAAACATTTACTAACAAAGCACCTATATCAATTTATAGAACAAATGATGTAGTTGATTACGATAATGAAGATTATACTCCTAAAGGTTCTATAGGAGCAATTGGTTCATATGCTGTTGTGTCAGTTACAGATATTAATAGATATTGGTACAAAAATTATAGTGGTACATGGGTAGAATTAGGATCAGCTGCATGGACCAAAAGCTGGGCTACAATTAAATCATCCAAAGCAAATCCAACACTTAGTGCTGGTGCTGCAAATATTACCATTAATGGTACTGTTTTGAGTGTAGATCAAGAAAACACAACTACAATTGCAGCTAATATTAATGCGCTTGTAATAGACGGCGTAACAGCAGCTAACCGCGATGGGTACTTAGAAATTTACAGCGACGGCACAAGTTCCGGAGCAGATGACAGTTCACTAGGTGGACCTATAGTATTAGGCGGTGACGCAACAAAGTTAACAGAACTAGGATTAGTAGCAGGTACATACTATCCGCCTACAACACAAGTTTCTAGACACGTTACTGTGCCAGAATGGAAAACAAACGACACATATTCTAGACCAAGCGGTAGTGTATGGTTAAAGACAAGTACTCCTAATAGTGGCATGAATGTTATACTTAAAAAATGGAATTCTGCAACTTTGCTGTGGGACGAAGTAGATGCACTTGTTTACAACGACAATGCAGCAGCTCTTGAAGCATTAGATATATCAGGTGGTGGTGTAAATCTTGCGGCTGGTGTAACTTATTCAAAAGTGAACGTAGATAACACAACACCTGCGACTCCTAATTTTAAAGTTTATGAAAGAGCAGCAACTGGTGCAACTACAATAACAACAAATGCCATTACTTCAACAAATCCAGGCGCGGGGACATTTACCTTTACAGTAGCAAGCACTGATGCTACGTATAGCGGTTATTCAACACCGGTTACAGTTTCTGCAACATTAGCAGGATCAGCAGTTAGCGACGCAGAAATAATTGCTGATGCAATAAATGCTGCTGATGTACCTAATATTACTTGCCAAGTAACAGATCAAGCTAAACTTATTATTAGTCACTCCGAAGGGGGTGAAATACAATTTGTAGATACTGACGGTATGCTAGAAAATATTGGTTTTATACCATATAACGTTACCAATCCAGTAAGCATGCGATTCTTAGACTTTGTAGATGGCACAGATGCTACAACTTCTCCAAAGCAATTCCAAGCAACAAATTGGAGAGGCATTACTTATACTGCTAGCGTAGTTGCACCATTTGACGAAGCGTCGCAAGGTCAGTTATGGTACAATCCAACCTTAGACGAAGCTGATATTATGTATCACAACGGATCTAGTTGGGTTGGTTATAGAACTGCAACAGCATTCCCTAACACAGATGTAAACGGTCCTCAAGTAAGAGTAACTAGACCAACAACACAGTCTGACGGTAATCCACTTGTTAGTGGAGACATTTGGATTTCAACAGGTGACTTGGAACAATATCCTTTAATATACATATTTGATGATACTGTAATAGGAACAATTGAAGACAAATGGGGCTCTCCAAAAGACAATACAGATCAAACAACTGAAGAAGGTGTATTGTTTGATGATGCTAGATATGGCACCGACGGTGGTACTGCTACGCAACAGCCAGTAGGCACTATACCTCAATTATTATTAACTTCATATCTAGATCCAGACGCACCTGATCCAGACTTGTATCCGAAAGGTATGCTTCTATTTAATTTACGTAGAAGTGGATTTAATGTAAAGCGCTACGAAAAGAATTATATAGATCTAAATTCAAAAAATCCTAGATTTATAGATGTAGGAACTGGCCAAGACGAGGATATGTCAGATTACTTCCCACATAGATGGGTAACTGAAAGTCCTAACACAATTACCGGAGCTGGTTCATTTGGTAGACTAGCCCAGAGAGCTACAATTGTACGTAAACTTCAAGCTGCTGCGAATGATAACGAAACAATAAGAGATAGTGAACTTTATGTATTTAACTTACTATCTTGCCCAGGATATCCAGAGCTTACAAACGAGCTTATAACTCTAAACTATGATCGCGATTTGACTGCATTTATTATAGCAGACACACCGTTTAGATTATCAAACGCAACGCCGGATTTACAGCAATATGCTACAAATGCTTTACAGGCTGCTGAAGATAATGAAAAAGGTATTTTAAGTTCTGATCCTTATTTAGCTTACTACTACCCTAGCGGTTTTACAAGCGATAATTTTGGTAATAACGTAGTAGTGCCAGCTTCACA